CAAAAACGATTGATTGAATTGACCAACGAGAACAAACACCTGGTTGATGAAATCATTCCGCAAAAGGAAAACGAGGCAAAACAGGCCATCAAAACATTCAAACGCGAATCGTTCATCCAATCTGCCATCGCCAAACGTTCGTTGATTGTATCGCCGGAGGTTGTCAAACCGGCCGTCCAAACTTATTTGGAATCCAATTTCAATGTGGATGTGGACGACAACGGCGAATTGGTTGTGAAAACCAAAAATAATTTGAACCCGTTGAACAACGATGGAACGAAAATCGTTACATTTGACGAAATATTGGACGGACATTTGGCGTCATTGGGTGTGATTAAACAATCCAACGGCAGTCCAACACCGACCAAACAAGGCAATGGAACGCCGCCACCGCCACCAACGCCCGGAGCCGAACCGCCAAAATATCAATTGGCCGGAATGGCAAAGGCCCAAGCGAACGCCGCTTCATTGCAGACCATGAAGGTATTCGGAAACGAATCCAAATAAACCGGGGCCGTCGGGCCGTAAACGAATCACCGGGTTGATGGCGAACCGTAAACGCCGACCGGGGAACCGACCCAAATTCGGAATGATTGCCATCATGGCGACCATTGCGCGTTTGGGTTTTGTGTTATACACCCCCACAAAATCAAACAAAAAAAACCTTTTTAAAAATTAAAAAAATGGCATTTACTCAAGGACTTTGTCAAAAATTACAAACGGATTTGAATTCCGTTGCCGGCATGAACGCGCCGGCGTTAAAGCGTGACCGCGTTGGATATTTGGACGCGTTGATGTCTGAAGAAAACCGAATGGGTTTTGAAGCGATTCCAATTCCAACCAACGGCAAAAACCGCGCGGTTCAGGTGAATTACATCCAACGCGGAACGGCGGATTCGGTGAACCTTACATGTACGGCGTCATGCGACACCGACCAGGAAATTTCGCCATTGGAGGCGATTGTTTCAATCACCGAATGTATCGAAACAAAAGGAATGTTGTTCAGCGAAGACCAAATGAGAAAACTTTGCGAAGCGGATTCCGTTTATGTTTCAAACGTTATCATGGCGCAAATGAACGCCATCAACACGGCGTTGAACAACCAATTGTTGGCGGAACAATCAACCAACTTTGGCAAATTTGCGGATGGAACAACCCAAAAGGACATCCAATTGTTTGAAGCAACATCGAACGCGCCCCGTGCGATTGCGGCCGCCCAAATCCGTCACGAATACGATTTGACCGGAGCATCCGGAGCGCCAATGATTATTGGCGGCGGAAACTTTGATTTGTACGCAAAGACACAACAAATCGCGTGTTGTAATTCATCAACGGGCATGGATTTGAGCCGTTGGACCGATTACCGTTATTACAATGACCGTTTCGTTGACACCGTAATTGGAGCGAACGAATTCATCGTTTTGGCGCCGGGCGCCGTTCAACTTTTGACATGGAACAAATATGTTGGTGATTACGCGAAGCGAAATGACGTGTTCGAACATGGTACAATCACCGACCCATTCACCGGTTTGACATACGATTTGAAAGTTCATTATGACGATTGCGCGGATTCATGGTCAATCAAACTCCAATTGAATTGGGGACTGTTTTTCATTCCGGCGAACGCGTTTAACGCGGACGACATCAACACCGGTGTAAATTACACATTCCATTTTGCGGATTGTTCAACAATCGTTGGTTGCGACTAATTCAAATAATACTAACCCAAAAAATTGAAATAAAATGGCATTATGTACGACCGCATGCGCGGTAAATTTACCACCGGCCCCGTCGGCCGGTTGTGGAATCGCCACCCGAAATGGCGGAATTTCAAAATTGGTTTTCATCAAATGTGATTACACATTCACCGATGTTTCAGACCGAACCGAATGGTTGGCGGCCGTGACCGCCGGTGACGTTGTGTTGACCGGTTTGGTATTGGGCCAAAAGCCAAAAGGAACATTCACCAAAAAACGAATTTCATCGTGTACGCCTGAAAGTATCGTTGGAGGTGAAAAAACAATCACGTTCCAAGATTACAACTCCGACCCGGACGATTGCACCGATATAAATTTCTACAATGAAATTCAGGTGAACGCGCCATTGATGCAGTTCGGTTATTACACATGTGACGGATATTTCTATGGTCCAATTCCATCGTTTACCATGGAGGTTGACCAGGTGATTGAAGACAACAACACCGGTTCAATCTACTTTGATGGAACCGTGAGTTGGAACGCCATCGAAATGCCGTGTGGTGTGGCCGTGAATTTGGATGGCGTTTAAACGTCCCCAATGTTGAGTCATAAAAATGGCCGACCGACGTTCGTTGGTTGGCCATTTTTTTCTAACTTTGAAAAAATTGAAATGAAATGGCGTTGACGATTGACAATTGTTTGATTCCCCAAGGGAGCGGAACCAATTTTATGTATGGTGATTGTTGTTGTTCCTTTGATTGTTTAATCACAAACGACGGACCGGACGCCGTTGAAATTTCCGATTTTGTGGCCGTATTCGGTGGCAATTTTGGATTGAACAATTTTGGAATCAATTATTTGGGAAATCCGGTGACGGCGCCATTCACGGTTGACGCAAACACGTCATTTCAAGTTTTCGGTTATTATTGCGCTGGTTCGGTTGGTTTGACGGACACTTTTACCATGGAGATTTTGTCAGACAACCGCGATGTGACCATTTTTAATTTTGATTTTGAGGCAATTGATTTGTCCGGCAGTATTGACACCGCGTCCATTGATTTTGGAACCGTTAACGTCAACACAATCAATCCGGTTCAATTGACCGTTACCAATCCAACCGTTTGTTGTTACAATTACGATTTTTCAACCGATTGTCCGGATTCATTAATAAATCCAAACCCAACAAGAAAAATATGTTTTGAGGATTTTCAATCCATTGAAATGACATGGACGCCAACAACACCCGGTCCGTTTAATTGTACATTGACATTTCAAACTGAATGTCAATTGTTGGAAATTCCGGTCACCGGGTTGGCAGTCGAAGCGCCCGAACCGCCATCCGGCGGAAACAACGTTTCCGGAAAAAAAACCGTTGTTGATTGTCCAACCGGCGATTGTCGATTGTTCAATGGACAACCAGGGTTCGCCCAAAAAACAAAAAATTCAATCAACCAAATTTCACGCGCCACATCGCCAAAAGGCGGAGCCGGACGCGGAACAAACTTTCGAAAATGATATATCACCGCGATAAATTGGAAACATCGCCGGACCCTATCGAATCCGTCGTTGTTACTTTATACAAATCGATTCCGCCATTTGATGTTTTCGTCATCGCCACCGAAGACAAACACATTGAACGGATGAATCGAATGGAGGCCGTCGCCAAAACGCCATTTTCAAAACCGTCATGGATTAAGAGCATAAACAAAAACGAGGGTGTGATTTTGACCATTACGTCGGGCATGTTCCGCCGCAAAATGGACCGCAAAATTGCCGGAGCGTTGGAATATATCAAAACCGAATTTGATGGATTGGTTGTTGACCATATTGAAAACAAAAAATTCGCCGTGTTTTTTATTGGAATGAAGGCCGCCAAAAAGAGTAAAGCCGAAGACGTCGAAACAAATGAAGCGATTGAACCCAATGAAAACATGGAGGTTAAAAATGAAAACTAATGAAACAACCATTCAAATTTTTGATAATACATTGCACCGCGACCAGGGAGGGACAAAACGTGACCCCGGATGACATCGTCCGTTGGCATACGTCACCGCCGCCACATGGACGAGGATGGCGCCGGGTTGGATATTCCGACATGATTTTGTTGGATGGCAGTCGTCGAACATTTGTCAAACACAATGGCGACAAATGGATTGATGACGCGGAAATCACAAACGGCGTCAAAGGATTCAACTCAATTTCCCGACATGTTGTGTATGTCGGTGGATTAAATAAAGATGGAACCAGGGTGAAAAACACGTTGAATGATGCCCAATCGCAAACATTGGCCGCCATCATTGACGAAGTTTTAAGGTATCAACCCGACGTTCTAATTGCCGGACACAATCAATTTGACAACAAAGGATGTCCGTCATTTTGGGTTCCAAATTATTTGGAATCTTTATGGATACCGGAACGAAATATTTACAAAAAAGACCCTTTTGGTTATGGCGACATGTTTTGACAATTTTATTGGAATCCGTTGTGTATCGCAGACAACGCCCAAATCCGGATTGTACATTGACGATTTGGAGGGAATCAATATTCGACGCGCGGCCGACATGGCGGATTCCGGATTTTCATCCGGCGTTCAATTGCTCGAATCAAAAATAAATTTCGCCACACAATTGATTTTGGATGAAATGGCCCGGTTTGCCATGCCGCATTTTCGATTGAATTCATTGGTTGATGAATTGAAGGTTGGAGAATGGGACAACGTTTGGAATACACCGGCGGCATTGGACCGGGGCGTTCGTATCAACACGCGCGATTCGCGGATGTTACGCGTTCGGGTTCAATCGGTGAAAATAAAGATTCAGGAAACCGCTTTTTCCGGATTTGTGGACATATTGGACGGAATCAAAACAACATCGTTTCCATTCACAACCGATGCAAACGGTGACGCGGAAATTTTTCCGAATTATCTTTCAGAAACGGACGAAATTTTCGTGTTGATGGACAACACCGCCATCAACACCAACAAAACGAAAGTGAAGGGAGGTTGTAAATGTTCGACCAAAAAAAGCGAATTTTTGATTGCCAATGGTTGGTCAGGAACCACAACAACCGGAACATCATTTGGTTTGATTGTAGGGGCCGCCGCCGAATGTTCGGTTGATGAAATTGGTTGTGTATTGGCGCAAAAATTACGTTTTCCGATATTGTACCGGGCCGGAATGGAAATCGCAAAAGAAGCATTGACAACCGACCGGTTGAATTCAATCACATTGTTGGATTCAGACACCTGGAATTTTTGTTTGGAGAATTGGACGGCGCAATATGACGCCCAAATGAAAACCGCCATTCAGCAATTGCCCGAATTGTTCAACCGGATGGATGACATTTGTGTCATTTGCAATCAATCGCGTTATGTTTACGGGATGCCATAAAAAAAAACCACAACATGAAATGTAATTGTTCAAAGCCATCGCGCCCGTCGCGCCCTGTTAGCAGACCGACCACATCGCGTCCGCGTCCAAAATTATGACGCGCGTCATGTAACATTCGATTGATTGGCGACGTACATGAACCGCCACCCGGACATGTACAAAATGAAATCGCCAATGATAATTTCTACCATAATTTCCGGAGCCGTTGCCGGGACAATTTCCGCGTTTGTAAACGATTGGATTTTTGACCCGGCAATTTCATATTTCACCCTGGTTGGCCTAATCGCCGCCGACCATTTGACCGCGTCATTTTTGGCGTTCAAATACAACCGATTTGATACGCGAATCGCGCTTCGAATCTTTTGGACCCTTTTATCACATACGGCCCTTTTGATGTTTGCCACCAATTTATCCAAAGGGGCGGACGTTTTGTTTTGGTTGAATGAAGCCGTGTTTGTTCCAATCGTCATCGTCAATTTGATGTCATTGGTGAAAAATTTGGCGTTAATGGGTTGGATAAAAAAAGGGTTTGCGCGAATGATTACGGACAAAATTGATAATTACAAAAACGAATTTCTGGAGGCCAAAAAATGAAAAAAACAATATTTGGTTTGGCAGTCATCGCCATCATGGCGACATCGTGCCAACGTCACGTTTCAAAATATCCATGTTATTCGGAAACGGAATGGACCACAACCATGGTCAAAGACACCGTCATTCACATCAATGGCGCCCGGATGGATACAATCGTCGCCATCAACCAACATGACACCGTGTTCATCCGCGACCATGAAACCAGGATTGAAACCATGATTCGTTGGTTGCCGGGTGATTCAATCTTTGTGGACACCAAATGTCCATCCGACACCGTCACCGTCGAAAATTACCACACCGAAACAATCCGAACGGTTGTGGTTGACCCGGAAACAAAAAAATGGCTATGGTTGGGACCGGCCATTTTTTGCCTTATATTGGCAATGTTTACCATTTACCGGATGTTGAAATGACGCCACAAGAATTCACAAAGAAAATCCAAACAACGGCCGCCAATGTCCAACGTGACGTTCCAAACCTTTTGTTGTTGGGCGGAAAATTGTTGGAAGGTGAAATGAAACAACGTATTTTCAACCAGGGCGGTGACGCCAATGGAGGCAAAATCGGAAAATATAAATCCAAATCATGGATTGAAAAACGTTCGGAGAATGGCAGACAAACCGGAATGGTCGATTTGGAATTCACCGGTTCATTGCGCGATTCAATGCAAGTTGTGAAATCCGGTGACGACGTGTTTTTGGCCATTATCAATTCGACCGATTATGTAAAGGCCAAAGGCCAGGAAGCCAGGCGAAAAAAACCAATCTTCATTCCGACGGACGCCGAACGCCGCGACGTCGAAAATTATTTGAACGATTTGATTTCCGAACGTGTGTTGGGTTACTTTTGAGGAATGGAACAATTGATTTGCATAATTGCCGACGCCATCCATTCCAAAATTCCGGAAATCAAAAAATCGGTTTATTTGGCCAAAATTGATGACGATGGCCGCGTGTTGGTTCGCGACACCAATTCCAATGAATATCAGTTTGCCGGAATTCATGACCAGGATTCCGCGTGGTTTTACATCCGATTCAGGAACGATGGCCGGATTGAATATCAATCGCCATCGACCGATAAAAAATTCGCATCATTCCAATCGTTTTTCCAAATCCGCTACCAATTGCGCGTTGTCGCATGTTTACGCGGCGCCGAACCATGGAGATTGGAGGAACGTTTACGGGCGGCCGTCATGAATGCAAATTTGCCATCGACCGCCACATTTGCCAACGTTTCAATTGTACCGGTTGAATCGACCATTGACCCCGTTTCGGTTGTCATTGATGAATCACCAGGCAAAAAAGGCCGTCCGTTCGATAAAAATTTGACGATTGTCGCGTTTGACTTTGATTTAACCGGCGACCGCGATTTGGCGTTGGAAAATTATTGTGAGAATCCATGTGACGGTCCGGCGTGTTGATTATCTTTGAAATAAATTTAAAAATATGAATTGCGGATGTTCGAAACATATCGGTTGTTTTATACCGGGCCAGGTCATTGACTTTGAATTGACGGCGCCATGTTCAGGCAATTACACGTTTGAAATTTGGGCCGCAACGGGAACTTTTACCACAATTGTTGTTCCTTTTGATATTGGTGAAAATTTATTTTTGCCAATGACGTTCAACGAGAACGCAGAAACAACAATCAAAATAAAGGTCCCGGATTGCGCGGTTCAACCTGGTTGGCATTATTTCACCACATCGGATGGCGCTTGTTCATGGACCATTTCAGGAATTTACCCCGTTTGTTGATGGAAAAAATTCGGAAAATATTGAATGAAATGACCGGGTTCATTTTGGGCGGATTTGCCGGTTTGGGAATTTCCGCCATTGCAGAACATGGACCGATTTTCGATTCAATCATTTTGGCGTCCATCATTGGCATTGGAGCCGGGGCGATGACCATTTTCATTGATTTCATAATTCAGCCGGGCCAAATCTTTGGTTTTTGGACCTGGTTTTTGGAACGAGTGATGAACAACCCAAAAAATCCATTCCGGTTCCTGTATAAACCAATGGGCGGTTGTTTGTATTGTATGAATACATGGGTTGCGTTTGCCATTTACGCGTTGGCAGTTTACCACACCGGATTGACGTTGTGGTTGATATTGCCATCCGCCGCGATTGCACATGTGACCGTTTCAATTTTGGAACCCATTGTGAACGGGTGACATCGGCCCGTGTTTGTGTTGTATATTGTTATGTTTTGGTTACTTGTTGAAACCCGGAAACGTCCGGGTTTTTTCTTGCTTAACATGCCCGTGTTCAAAACCTTTTTTCAAAAATATTTGTGGAAATAAAAAACGCGTGTATATTTGGCAACACAAAACAACAACAATATGAATCAGACATCACAAATCATTGGTTGGGCCGTTGTTTACGTCGCCACCAAAAACGCCAAATTGTTCGCCAACATGAAGAACGAAACCATTGCCGGATTTCACTCACAATTGGACGCCATCGCATATTGTGACAATTGCAACATGGGCGGTTCGTTGGATGAATTACACATTGGATATCGCGTTTACCCAATGCAATGGATACCAAAGGGAATCACACTAAGATAAAAAACACGGGGGCCGTCGCATCCATAACGCGGAACAACAACAATCAAAATCAAAATCAAATGTTCAAAATCACAATTTACAACATGAAGAATGGCGGCGGATTCCGCACATTGGAATTCAGCGAACCCAAAACCGCAATGTCGCATTTCCGCGAACATATGGACGCCCACAACATCAACGATTGTCATTTTTACGATGACGGATTCAATTTGTGGTTGGCAGACGAAAACGCCACCGGTGAATTCATGGTCATGGCCGCCGGAAATATTTTGGACGATGTCCGAATTGAGTTGACCGCCGAAAAAACGTTTTCCCGGATTCAGGAAAACGATATCGCCAACATCGACCGCGTCAAAGGGAAATTGTATCAATTGGGCGCTCGCCTGGTTGCCATCAATGATGACGTTCACATGGAGTTTTGGCAATTTGAAAACCGAATGTTCATTATTCAAATGACCGGACAACAATTCCAATTGTATTGTTCAATGGAATTCAATTCGATGGATTCAGCATTCCGCCAAATCGAAAACGTTTGTCGAATTCAAACATTCATGGCATGAAGACAAACACGCGCAAAACAAACGCCGGGGCGAATGGCCCCGGCGACTTATCAAAATGTCCAAACCACTATGGACAACAACAACGGTCCGAAGATACAACGGAATTGATGTTGTTTGGTTCATTTGTGGATTGTTTGACGGATTTTGAATTGAAATTTTTGGTTCATCATTACAATCATGGTTTGCCATTGGGCCGAACCATTACGATGGCAGACATCAAAATGTTTCCGATTTCCGAAATCATTCCATTCATCAAATCAATCAACGTCGGTTCAATTGGCCAATCCGTTGTTGATTGTATAAACGCAAAAATGGCCGCCAAAAACATCATTTAAAAATTCAGCATCATGAACAACATTCATCAAAACAACACCGACAATTTTTTGGCAGAAATCAACGCCGTCGAAAATTTGACCAAAACAAAGGTTGCAGAATTCGCCGCCAAATTAATTGAGTTAAACACCGAAGGCCATGTCGACACATTGACCGCGTTGGCCCGGTTGGAATTTTTGTCCCAAATCATTGACCAGGTCAAAACATCGTACCGGAGCGCCGCCGTTGACGAATTGGAATTGTACGGACCGGAGGCCAAAACAGGCGTCACCCGTTTTGGCGTGACGTTCAAACAAAAGGAAACCGCCGTCAAATACGATTTCAGTCAAACACCAATGTGGAATCAAATGGAGGCGGAAATTGAATCCGTCAAAACCGCTCAAAAGGCATTAGAAAGCCAATTGAAAGGATTGACTAAACCAATGTCCATGTTGGATGAATCAACCGGTGAAATCAACGTCATGAATCCGGCCATCAAAAGTTCAAAAACAACGGTTGAAATCACATTGGCAAAGTGATTTTTTGAAGTATATTTGCAGAAATCAAAACAACAACAACATGAACGAAATCGCAAAAAATCGCGTCCACACAATTGATGTGGCCAAACTCCAAACGTATTTGAACGCCATGGGAATGGCGAACAATTTGACCAAAGGTGAATTTGAACAATTCGTTGAAATCGCTCAAGGGTTCGGACTGAATCCGTTCAAACGGGAAATTTACGCCAACAAGTATGGCGACAAATTTTCGGTCATCGTCGGATATGAAACATACATCAAACGCGCGGAACGTTCGGGCCTTTTGGCCGGATGGTCCGTTGTGACGACCGGTTCGGTGAACATGCAGAAACCAAAAGAATCGACATTGGTTGCGACCATTACCATTCACCGGAAGGATTTCCAATTTCCGTTTGTCCATGAAGTCCATTTTTCGGAATATTTCGGAACCCGTCGCGATGGAACGTTGACCGACTTTTGGAAAAACAAACCGGTGACCATGACCAAAAAAGTGGCCATGGCCCAAGGGTTCCGACTTTGTTTTTCGGATGAATTGGGCGGAATGCCGTACACGGCCGAAGAATTGAACGCAATGGAGGCCGAAACCATTCAGACAAACAACCAGGCGACCAAACAACCATTGGAACAAAAACCCGTCATCAATGTGGACGTGTTGATTGCCCAAATTGAGGCCGCGAAATCGAAATCCGATTTGATTGACATTTGGAAAAAACATCCGGAGCATCATGGAAACCCCGTGTTCAAAACCGCAATGACGGACCGGAAAAAAGCATTGGAGGCGCCCACACCGGGCGCCGCCAATTCGTCCGATGAAAATTCCATCGAACATTTGATTGACCAAATCATGACGGCAGAAACAACCGAAATGATTTTGGAATTGACAATCGACAACACCAACCCGGATGTGATGGACGCCGCCATGACCAGGTTGGAACAAATCAATGGAGGCGTTCAAACTGACTTATTTGAAAAATGATTGAATGGATTCCATTTGCATTGGTGACGGTTGGCATAATTGGCCTAATCGACGCCGTAATTCATCGAAATCGAAAATCAAAATACAACCGCAATGAAAACAATGATTGAAAACCAATTTGTGGACCCGTTGGACGTATCAACGGCCATCAAACGAAAATTCAAAACAATCCGCAATTTTTGCCAGGCGTCCGGAATCAAATACCATGTGATGACGTCGGCCATCAATGGACGGATGTCAACGCCCCGGAGCCAATCGATATTGAACCAGGCAAAACAAACCATTCATGAAACGGAATTGATGCCGTGTATTTGGTGTATTGACACCGACCAACGAATGTTTGTTGAAAAGGCCGTGAAAACACGGTTCGGAACGCTTCAAAACTTTTGCCGGCAGAATCCGGAATTTTCGTTGACGTTTGTCCACAACGTAATTGCCGGAAAACGCAAACGAGTTGATGACCGCGTTTTGGCGTTGATTGATACGTTGCAAAATTGAACCACATGACAAACAACAACAAACCAAAATCAAATGGCCGTGACCGGTCGCCATCGTTCCAATTTTATCCGGGTGATTGGTTGACCGACCCGAAATTGAATCTTTGTTCACCGGCGACAAAAGGCGTTTGGATGGACATTCTTTGCCACATGTATTTGTCCGATGAACCAGGATTTTTGGTTTTTGGCGACGTCGTTTTGGATGCAAATGGAATCCAAAAGTTGTCCAAAATGAATCCAAAAACGTTCCAAAAAGTGTTCATTGAACTCACCACATTTGGAATCATTCAGAGGGACGAAAATGGACGATATTTTTCAAAACGAATGGTCAATGATGAACGTACACGCCAACAATGGCGCGAGATTGGCAAATTGGGCGGAAATCCGAAATTGAAAAAAAAGGAAAACCCAAAGGTTAACCCAAAGGTTAACACCCCCGAAAACCTTTTTCCAACCTCTTCTTCTTCTTCTTCATCTTCAAATATAAATACACACTCTTTTGAGTGTGTATCTACACACCCAATCGTTTTGGAAATTCAAAAAAGTTTTCCGGCAGTATCGAAAATGAAATTGCCGTTGACCGATGACCAGGCCGAACAATTGTTGACCGAATTTTCAAAAATTGAAATCACCGAAATTTTGGAGGCGATGGAAAATGTTCCGACCATTGCGACCAAATACAAATCAACTTTTCTCACAATCAAAAATTGGATGAAAGTCCGCAAACGAAATGACAACAACAATCCAAAAAATCAATCAATCGGAAATCGAAATCCGAAACCCAATTTCGACGATGCAATTTCGAAGTTTTAGAGGCCGCGAAATTGTCGAAGCATCAAAAGACACCCAAATTCGCAATTTGACGGACCAAGAATCAATCAAAATGTCTTTGAGGTACATTTTCACGTTGGTTGGTCTGAAAAGCGAAAATTTGCCGTCAGAATTGCAAAAAATGGTTTTAGTGGAATTTATTCAATCCGAATTCGGTTGGATGACGCCCGAAGAAATGAAATTGGCGTTCCGGATGGCAGTCGCCGGACAATTGGACGTCGAAATCAACCATTTTCAAAACTTTTCATCCGTTTATTTTGCCACCGTCGCCAATGCATACCGTGAAAAACGCGGCGCCGCCCTGGTTGAATTCAATCAAAAAATGTTGGACATGACAACCAAACCAAACCCGTCGGATGACGAAAAAAAAATGTTGTTTTGGGGATTCGTTGACGAATGTTTGTTGAAACGTTGGGACGATTTTGCCGCCGGGAAATCCATCCATTGGCCATCGGTCGGAGGTATTGAACACGTTTTCAGGACCATGGAACAATTGGGTTTTGTTTTGGAGAATTCCGACAAAGTCAAAATCATGGAGGTTGCCAAAGGCCAAATTGCCGCGCAAATTGAAAATGAAAAACCGGAATCGCGCGAACGGGCAAAGGTTGTCCGTTCATTGCGCGAATCGCTCGAAATGGGTGAATTGGCATTTAGGCAAAACCAAACGTTGGCAGACATCACCCGGCGCCGTTGTTACGAATTGACCATGGACCATTTTTTTCAAACTTTCAAACGTCAAAACACGGATTTTCGGTCCGTAGTCGAAAACATTAAAAATCAACAATATGAATAATAAAATTTCATTGGTTGAAAATGCCGATTGTATGGATTTCATGAAAAAATATCCGGACAAATATTTTGATTTGGCAATTGTTGACCCTCCATATGGCATCAATGCAGACAGGCAACATTTTGAAGGTCATGGATGGATATTGCGTGAATTCAAATCATGGGACAATGAACCACCAAATGAAACATATTTTTTGGAACTTTTTAGAGTATCAAAAAACCAAATTATTTGGGGCGGTAATTATTTCTGTAATTATTTAACACCGAAAATGAGTTGGATAATTTGGGACAAAATGCAACCCAATTTTAAAATGTCCGACGGTGAAATGGCATGGGTGAGCACAAACACAAAAATGAAAATTTTTCGTTATGCAAGAGCAAACGAAAGCGGATTTGCGCCAAAATTGAAAGGAACTGAAAGGGCTGGAATAAATATTCATCCAACTCAAAAACCGATTGAGTTATACAAATGGCTTTTGAAAAATTACGCGAATGAGGGCGACAAAATTTTGGATACACATTTGGGTTCGGGTTCATCGCGTATCGCCGCCGACAAAATGGGTTTTGATTTTTACGCGTGTGAACTCGACCGCGATTATTTCGAGGCTCAGGAAAAACGATTTAAGCAATACAAAAGCCAATTAATACTTTTTTAAATGAATAAACCAATCAATCCGGGAACCGCGATTTTGTTTTTGCTCAAAAGAGAATACATCCGCGAATGTTCCATCGAATCAACAACCAATGACCAAGGCGAAAAAACCGAACGGGCCATCCATCCAAATGGTTGGTCATTTGAACAATGGTTGACCGAAAACAAAATGATTGTCCAACCACAATCCATCATTCAAACGCAAACCCCAAAAATTCAATTAGTAAAATGAACAAAGTTTTTTTCATTGGCCATGTTGGCCAGGAACCCAAAAGAACCACAAATGGAACCGGTGTGAATTATTCGCTTGCAGTCAAAGAACGGACGCGCGTCAATGGCGAATGGACCGACAAAACCACATGGATTGACATCGTCCATTGGGGACAAAACGCGGATTTCGCCGAAAAATGGATTCACAAAGGAACCAAAATCATGGTCGAAGGCCGGTTGAACATCAACGAGCGAACCGACCAGGATGGAACCAAAAAACGATTCACCAATGTTGTGGCCGAACATGTGGAATTGTTGTCCAAATCCGATGGCCAATCAAATAACGGTCAAATAACCGGAGCCAATACAGACGCGGCCAATCAATCATTCGCGTCATCCAATGCCGGTTCCCAATCAAATGAAAGTTTGACGCCCGTTGACGACGATTTGCCGTTTTAACGAATAATTGTTCAAAACCCGTAAACAAAAACCAACGGTCATTCCGGGCCGTTGGCCATATTTGCAAACCAAACACAACAACAACATGAATCAGAAAAAACAATTTTGGCGAATCGAAATCGAACAACATTTGCCATTGTTCAAAGTCGCCGAACAATTCACCGACCGACTAATCAACGCCAACCAACAACCCCGTTTCGTTTCCATCATGATGAATTTGACGGAATCGGAGTTGGATGAATTTTTGGCCACAATCGAAACCGGTTATCAAACCCGAATAATTTCAGTCACCAACACATCCGAAATTTTGGTCATGGTTCACAAAATGGACCATTACGTTGTCAAAATGGAATTGATGGACGGAACCCGTCAACATCATTGGACCGAATTGGAGGCATTTACGGCAATTCTCAAATCTGAAAGTGATTTGAAACGGATGAACGCCAATTTTGACCGCAAAGAACCATTCCGGGCATGGATTGACCAAACCGATTTTGACGAATTGGTCATTCGAGGAAACGCCGACCGGATGAAATTTCAAATGGAGGGCGAAGAATGACAACCGGAAAATTTGAAAGATTGTTGACCATGATGGCCGAATTTCAGGACCGGCAAATTCCAATTCACCGAATCGCCGAAGATTTGGCCGTCACCGAACGGACCGCCTACCGATATTTGAGAATTTTCAATGATGTTGGAATCCGAATCCGTCAAAATCAATTTGGATGTTTTACAACTCAAGACATCGTCAACGAAACAACCAGGCATGGCCGAAAAAAGACCAGGCCGGCAAAAAGAACAAAACCAATGAACCAATCCGACCATTTCGGTGACGTCAACGAAATGATGGAACGACGTCCCGTCAAAATCATTTATGAACGATTCCAATTCCATCCGGATTTTTCCAAATGGATGGCAGAAAACAAAAATCAATTGTTGACCGCCGAACATCGAATGTTGGCAGAATTCGCCCGGTTCATAACCGATTCAGACATGAACATTGAACAATCCGTTGACCTATTTTTGAAGCATTATGAAAACAATTGAAAAAATCGCCGTCATTTGGACCGCCCCGTTGTTCCTGGTTGCCATCATTGCATTGGGAACCCTTTCAACAATTTTGTATTTGGTGAAATTAATTTGGGTTTATTCCGGAACATCCGGAGCCATGTTGAAATTGATTGAAGGCATTCGCAAACGTTGGAATTCAAAAATTTGGGAACGATTGGAGCGCCGCGACCGATTGATGGCAGAATTGGACCGCAAAATCAAAAACAACTAATCAAACCACAAACAACAACAACATGATAAAAAATTTCGAACAATTCACCGTCGAATTGAACCAGGTTGAACGCCGGTTGATTCCAATGATGGTTGACCGATTCCAAACCAAACGAGGAATCAAAAACATCGTCACGGCCGACGCCATGATTGACGCCATCGCCAAAACATACGGCGTCAAACTCAAAGACACCCGGATTCGGAAAATTATCCAATATATTCGAGTGAACAACCTGGTTCCGGGTTTGATTGCCACATCGCGCGGATATTATACCGCCGAATCCGTTGGCGAAATCATGGAATGGATTGAATCATTGAAGGCCCGTGAATCCGCCATCCGCCAAATTCGCGAAGTGGCCGAACATCATGTCCATTTGCTGCAAACAAAGGCCCAACAATCCATTTTTCAATAATGCGATATTTGATTTTTGAATCCGGAAAAATTAAAAAAGTACCCATGGAACACATCGACATCCAAACATTTTGGAAACTCAAGTCAGGCGACCGCGTAATGACCGCAAGCGGACCGGCGACCGTACTCAAAGGACCAACAATTGGCCATTCATACGTTGAATTGAAGGTTGACAAACCACAATGGTTGTCGCCGTATTTTTACAATTATGAAATCAAATCCGTCATCCAATCATGACCATTGAACAATTGAAACAACGGATTGTAAACGGCGGCCAATTTTATTTCCACAAAGACCAGGTCATTGACCTGTTAGATAAAATTGACGCCGAAAAAAAAACTAAATCGAACGTTTTAACCCTATTCGACCAATGACAAAATTTGAACGCCAACAATCCATCATTGAAATTCATCGAAACGCCATCGCCCAATTGGTCGATGACGAAACAACCGGAATCGATATGTTCATCATTCGAGTTGATGCCCTGAATGAAATGTTGACCGGGGCCATGGCCATGATTGACATGATGTATTATTTCAACGACGATTTGCCATAAATTTGAAAACATGAATCGACAAATTCGACGCGCCGCCGGACGTGAACAATCAAAAATCCATCATGAATTTTGGACGGTTGTCAACACGTTCCATCAATACACCGAAACGGCCGAAACTGAATCGTATTTGGCCAAACGTTTCAACGCCATTTGGATTCAATTTTGCGACCATTGGGAAAAATCGCCACATTTGATGAAACCGGACCGCCGGGCGTTCATCAATTATGTGACCGGCAAATCGGAACCGGTGATTCAGGCAGAATAAACCACAAACCACATCGCCAACAACAACACCGGGCCGAACCAATGGCCGAAAAATTGGCGACATGAAAAAAACAAAAAGTGGTTCGCCATCGTACCAAAAACCGATGGCAGACAAAAAGAAAAAACCAACACCCCGAAAAGCAAGCGCCGCCGAACGGACGATTGAGGAAAAACGGGAATTGTGCGAACAAATATGTTTGGCGTATGAATCCGCCAACGTCACGTTGGAATCGTGTTGTGGCGAACATGGAATCGCAATCCGGACATTCCGGAATTGGGTTGACCTGGATGCCCAAATTGCCGCCCGTTACAAAACCGCCAAACAAACCCATTCCAAAAACGGCAAAGAACGATTGAGAGAAAAGGCCGTTGACGCGTTGGAACGTTTGGTTGTTGGGTTCTACGTTGAAGAAACGGAAACGGTTGAATTGTACGGCAAAACGGGCGATTTGGCCGGACGCCAGGTGAAAACCAAAAAACGATATGTGGCCCCGTCATCGACCGCCGTCATTTTCACGTTGAAGAATGCAGACCCGGCAAATTGGAATGAAAACATTCAAGTTGAAATGACCGGTGAACCACAAGTGTTCAAAATCGGAAACCAAACCATTGAATTCACATGAGTAAAGACCAACCACAAAAACAATTCGTTGTTCAATTGAGCGAACAGGAAATCCAAATGGTCATCCAATCCGTCATTGACGATTTGGGCGACGTTCGTTCCGCGCACCGTTGGGTTCGGAACAAACTCCATTCAATCAATCACCAAATATTGACCGAAGGGTTCACCCAACAATCCGTTCAATCGCGCGACGAATGGGCCATCATTGACCGATATTTCGAGCGCAATTCAAACGCCATCGAACGTTGGCAGAAAACAACCCAAAAAATGAATCCGTCATGATGCGATTGGTTGGGCGATTTGTATTCGCCAATGGTTTTTTCCAAATCAATGACGCCGTTGATTATGAATCCATTGGAATTGACCGGCCAACGGAATCCGTTCCGGTCCGGTTCGACATTGAAACCGTGTTCGCCTGGAATGAAGATGAACCCGGAACAACATATGTTCGATTGATTACCGGGCAAAATTTCCATTTGGATGTTCCAATCGACGTGTTCGATGAATTCATGGCCGCCAATGGTAGTGTTTGAACCACATCAAAAACAATTGGAATTCATGGAGGCCGTATTTTCCGGCCAATATGAATATTTATTGTATGGAGGGGCCGCCGGGGGCGGAAAATCTTATGTTTCATTGGCCACATTGATATTGTTGGCCAAAATTTTTCCAAATTCCAAATCACACGTCATCCGCGAATCATTGCCGACATTGAAGCGGACAACCATTCCAACGTTTTTCAAACTTTGCCCGAAATCATTCATCCGGTCATATCATCAAACCGACCACATCGTCACGTTTGCCAATGGTTCAACATTGGAATTTTTCCCGGAAAACTTTGTTCAGGATAAAAATTTGACCAGGTTCGATGGATTGGAAACGAATTTTTTTCTGTTAGAAGAGGCCCAAGAATTACAAAAAAAGACGTTTGAAAAATGCAAATTGCGCGTTGGTCGTCATATCATTCCAAACCAACCGCCGCGTTTGATTATGGCCACATGTAACCCCTCGCAAACATGGACCAAAACCACATTCCATGAACCGGCCATGAACGGCAGTTTGCCGGGCGGATATTTTTACAAACGGGCGTTGATGTTGGACAATCCATCATTGCCGCCCGAATATTTGGCCGCCATGGATTCATTGGACGAATTGACCAGGGCCGTATTTGTGAACGGCGATTGGGACGTTTCCGACGTTGAACGTCCGTTCGCCTACGCGTTCAACAAATTCAAGACCGTCAAAACCGGTGTGGCCATCCATCCGAACGAACCAATCATTTTGTCATTCGATTTCAACGTTGACCCAATCACATGTATTGCCGGACAATCGTATGGCGACAAAATCCGAATCATTCGGGAATTCAGGTTGAAGAATTCGGACATTTTCAGATTGTGCGAATCCATCCGGGTTGAATTCGGCGACCGGTTGTTCATCGTAACCGGTGACGCGTCCGGGGCCAACCGTTCCGCCATGACGCGCGGCGCCGTCAATTACTACACAATTATTCGCGACGAACTGCAATTGCCCAAATCCGCGTTCAAAGTCCCAAGCGTCAATCCATCAATCAAAAATTCGCGCGTTTTGCTCAATTCCATTTTGGAAAAACATCCGGACATTCAGATTGACGCCGGTTGTCAATGGTTGATTCATGATTTGCAGAATGTGGAAACCACATCGAATGGCGACATCGAAAAAACAAAGGATTCCAATTTGTCACACTTGTTGGATTGTTTCCGATATTATTTGTGGACATTCCACAATGAATTCGTCAAATATCGCAATTGAATTTTTCGCTACCTTTGAGCGAACAAAAATTCAAAGGACATGCCCAAAAAATTGGAACGTTGCGTGGCTCAAGTGATGGCCACCGGGAAAAACGAATCGTCGGCCTACGCGATTTGTCAATCGTCATTGAATAAAACCAAAAAAGCCAACCCCAAACCAAAAAAATGAATTGGTTCAAACGAAAACAACAACCAGGTCCGGCAGAATCGAAACCCGTTCAACATGTGACCGGTTCCAAATTGCCAATGACCAAAGTATTCACCGACTCCGATGGCGACGAATGGTTTGAATATTCCAACCCGTTGACAATGCCATCCAAACGAGCCATCGCCGCCGAAGTGGCGACCAGGTTCGCGGAAATGAACATGTCCAAAGACCAATTGAAAACAATGGTTGACGCCATGAAGAAATCCGCCAATTCCGGGAACATCGTTGAAATGTTCCATTTGTTGGCCGAAATCGAATGGCGGTTGGAATTCATTGGCGAAGAATCGACATTGATTGAATTGGCCGCGTGTTATTATGTTTTGAACGGCGAAGATGAAACGGAATTCAATCCGGTGTTCAAAGAAAAAAGAATTGCGAAGTTGAACAAAAACCCAATGGTCCGCGATTTTTTTGTCCAAAGGGCGTTGGAATCCACAATGAAATTTTCGGAATTATCGTCCGACGATATCCGCGAATTTTTGAAGGTCAGCGCCCAGGAAAACGAAAGGTTCAACCGAATTTTGCAAGCCTTGAAATCGGGCGCTACATTGACGACATCAACCACACCAACCAAATCATTTGTGAAAACAAAGTCACCGAAATGATGGCGATGGAATCGTTGTCGGTCGATGAATATTATCAAACAATTTCAACGTTTTTCCGGATTCAGGATGAACGCAATGAACAAAACGAAAAAAGAAATTAGACATGGCAAGCGAAGTCAACAACATATTGTTCAAACTGCAAGCGGACACAACGCAATTGCGAAGTGAATTCGCAAAGTTGAACACCGGCATTGAAAACATCCAAAAGAACACAAAGGAAACGGAATCCGGATTCAGAGGGTTGAAAACATCCATTGCCGGAGCGGCCGCCGCGTTTGGCGGAATATCCGTCGCCGCCGCGTCAATTGATTTCGCAAAAGGGGCCATCAAAGCCGTCGCGGATTATGAAAATGTTCAAATATCATTGGAAACGTTTTTGGGTTCGGCGACCGCCGCCAAAGATTTGTTCAAAGAGTTGGAACAATTCAGCATCAAAACACCGTTCACCCCGGAGCAAGTAAACAACGCCGCCAAATCACTTTTGGCGTTCGGTGAACCGGTCGAAGGTTTGCAAACAACTTTGTCACGGATTGGTGACGTCGCATCCGCCACCGGAAAAGATTTCAACGAATTGTCGGTCATATACGGCAAAGCGCGCGTCCAAGGTACGTTGTTCGCCGAAGACATCAACCAATTGACCGAAGCCGGCGTCCCGGTCATTCAGTTGTTCGCGGACCAATTGGGCGTTTCGGCCGGCGAAGTCAAAAAGTTGGGTTCGGAGGGAAAAATTTCGTTTGCCAATTTGGAACAAGCGTTCACAACATTGACATCCGAAGGCGGACGATTTTTTGGATTGACCGAAAAATTGAGCGAATCAACATCCGGACGGTTGTCAACCCTCGAAGGCAATTGGACCGAATTACAACGGACCATTGGTCAGGGCGTTTTGCCAATCTTTGAAACATTGACCGAAGCGGCCATCGCCCTGGTTGCCGGATTGGGACGGATTCCATCTTTGATTGAAGAAAACCGCCGTGTGTTCATTTTGTTGGCCGGGGCCGTTGGTGTTTATGTGGCCGCCCAAAACGCCGCGTTGATTGCACAATTGAAATATGAAATCGGATTCAAAAAATTATTGATTCAAGAACAATTGTCGGCCGCGTCAAAAAAACTGCAAGCGTTTTGGACAACCGCCACAACAACCGCCACCAATTTGTTGACCGGGGCGACAACCGCGTCCGCCGTCGCGACCAGGGGCGCCACCGTCGCCACAACGGCATTGAACACGGCATGGAAGGCCAATCCGGTTGGAATTGTGATTTCAGCATTGACCGCGTTGTTGGTCATTTTTTCGGATTACATTTTTGGCGTTGATGAAGCCGTTGTCGCCACCGAAGAATTGACCGCCGCCCAACAATCCGTCGCCGAAGTAAACGCAAAGGCCAACGAGCAAATCGCAAAAGAAACCGGAGAATTGTCCGCGTTGTTTACGGCATTGAAAAACACAAACGCCGGAAGTGAGGAACGGAAAAAATTGATTGACCAAATCAATGGAACGTATGGGACAACCCTCCGGAACATTACCAATGAAAAGGAATTCATTGAACAATTGGATTTGGCATATCAAAATTTGATTAAACAAATCAAAAACAAAGCGCAAGCCGAAGCCAAACAACAAGTGTTGACGGATTTGTACGCCAAACAAGCCAGGGCGCAACAAGTGGCCGCGAATTCATACGTTGAATTGGCGTCCGCCGTTGCATCCGGAAATAAAGCCGCCCAAGAAATATACGCGTCATTGGTCCCAACTCAAAAGAAAATCGTTGACGACCTAATCGCAAACAACCAGGCAGTCCGCGACCAATTGGCCGACGCGCCATTGGCGTTGTCCGAATCGCAATTGGCCGCCGCCGGAAATTTCGCAAATGCCGCCGCGACATTGGACCCGTTAATCGCCAACAATCCATTCAAACAATTAAGCGAAGCGGAACAAAAGTCATTGGACGATTTGAACGCCAATTCGGAAACGGCCATCACCGGGTTTGAATTCTTTTTGGACCAATATGTTGAAGCGTCCGACCAAATCGCCGCCGTCAACAAAGAATTTGTCATTGACCCGTTTGTGAATTCAGACCCGGCGACAATAACGAATAACGCGTCAAAGGCCGCCGACAATATCAAAAAAGCCATCAACGATTTGTCAAATACGTTGGCCCGTGAAATTGCCGGTCAGGAATTGGAATTGAAATTCCAAAGTGTGTTGGATGTTGAACCGAAGACGTTTGAAGATTACATCCAAAAGAACAAAGACACATTCCAAAAGGTGACGGACGAATTCAACGCCGAAATTGACCAACGGATTGAAGACGCGAGAAGGGAAGGAACATTGACCAACGAAATCGCCGCACAATTCGCCCAATTGCGAAAAAACGGGGCGTTGTTAATCACCGGACAACAAAAGGCGGCCGAATTGAAAATCATTGAAGATTTCGCCAAACGTCAACAAGACGCCATCGCAGAAATTGAAAAAACAGGACGTGACCAACGAATCGCCGAAGTTCAAAACGATTTGGAGGCGGCCGAAAAGGTTCGCGCGGATTTGATTAAAAAATTGACGGCGGCCCGTGGTGTTGACGAACGAAACGCCATCAAAGCGCAATTGAACGAGAATTTGAAATTGCTCAAATCGTATTATGACAAAATAAGGGACACCCAAATTGCACAAATCAACGCCGACCGTGACCGGGCATTGAAAAACACGGAATTGACCGAAGAAGAACGCGCCGCGATTAACGCCGCGTCCGATTTGGCCATTTATAACACCAAAGCGGATTTCGCCGGCAGAACACAACAATTGGAGGTTAGCACAACGGAAACAACCGTCACCGAAACGGACAAACGAACGGAAGCCATCAAAAACGCCACCCAAGAATTGATTGACCAAACATTCGCGTTGACAAAAGCGTTGGTCGATGCAGAAATTCAAAGGACGGACGCGGCGATTTCCAACCAACAACGCCGGGTTGATGCCGCCCGTGAAATTGCGGACCAGGGGAACGCGGATTTGTTGGAGGCCGAACAACGCCGTTTGGATGAATTGAACCGTCAACGCGCGGCGTTTGTCAAACAACAACAAGCGTTGGCGTTCATTGAAATTGCGGCGAATTCAGCCATCGCGATTTCAAAGGCCGCCGGAACACCGGGCGGACCGATTGCCATTGCCGCCATTTTGATTGCATTGGCGGCCGGATTTGCCCAAGCCAGGGCGCAAGCGCAAGCGGCGGCATCATTCGCCGTCGGAGGTTACACGGGCGATGGCGGCAAATACGAACCGGCCGGAATTGTCCACAAAGGCGAATTCGTTATCACAAAAGAGAAAACGCAAAAATTCCGACCGATATTGGAGGCCATACACGCCGGACGAAATCCAATGATGACCAAAGGTTTTTCCGAAGGCGTTATGGCATTCCAAACAAAGAACATGGAATCGAAGTTGGAACGGATTGAAAAGGCCATTCGCGGCCAACGCGGATTGGAATTGTCCATCGACGAACGCGGTATCAACGGAATTGTGTCGCGAATCACATACAAACAAAGCAGAATCCAAAACAAAGCGCGATGAAATCGAGCGTGAAAATAAAATTGAACGGCGTTTTGATTACCGGCAGAATTGACGGAATTGAAGCGTTTGAAATAACGATTCGCGAGAATGATGACCAGGGCATCATCGTCAAATCGTATTCATCGGAATTGCGATTTTACGATGACGGTTATAACATTTTGAAACCGATTTTGATTGACAACATCAATGGATTCGTCAACAACGTAAATGTTGAAGTATATGACGAATGTTGTGGCCGGTTGGTTTTCGAGGGTGTAATTAGTGGCGACGCCATCGATTGGTGTGAACCGGAATGTTGGATTTCCGCTCAAGTGATTGAAAAAAAACCAATTTTGAATTGCGTCAAATCGCGTTTGATATATGACAACGAATTGGGTTTTTTGGACCGTCCGCAAAAAAAACTTAGGTATTGCGTCGATTTGCGCCCGGATTGGATTATGGGACTTTTGTTCACCATTTACGCGATATTCAATTCCATCATTTATCTCATATTGTTGCCATTGTCATTGGTTGTGGTTGTAATTCAGTCCGTCGCGTTTGTTATTTGTCAAATCGTTTGCGCCATTCCGGGGACGCCGTGCAATTCGTCCACATGTACGGGCGGAACATGGACCAATCCGAACGGGGCGTTTTCTGAAATTAGCGGATGGATGGACGACATGCAAGACCGGATGATTCAATGTCAATGGTATCATCCAACGGCATTGGTCCGCGATTACATCCAAAACGTTTGTGACCTTTGCGGCGGATTGACATTCAAATCGTCGATTTTGAATGACCCGTCGTCGCCATATTACAATTTGATGTTGTTTTCGGCGCCAATCCGCAAAGGATACAAACCGAGCCAGGGCCAAAATTTATTGATAACGGAAAACCTACCAACGGAAACATTGGACACGTTGATGAATACCCATTTGAAACCGTTGTTCAATGCCCAATATTGGATTGTTGGCAATGAATTGATTTTCGAGCGCAAAGACAATTTCGTTGGTTCGGGAACATGGATTGACGCCGAACAATTGTTGTTGGATGGCAGAATCGTTGACAATCAAATTTGTTTCAATTGGATTGACCGGGAACGTCCGGCGTTTGGAATTTACAAATACACATTGGACGGTTCGGACCTGTTAGGCAATGAAGCCGGCATCCGATATGAAGATATTGTCGAATGGAATCAACCGCCATCGGATTCACAATCCGGTTCATTGGACCGAACGATGTTGTCGTCCATGTCGCGTTTTCGAGGTGACAAAGTTGGCCCGGATACACTTGAAAGTTATGACGACCCGTTTTGGAACACGTTGTTTGGCGGTTCAATTGCCAACTCAAAAGGATTGTTGTTGATGAACCAACACATGGCGTTCAATTACAAATTCATGATTTGGGACGGCGAAGACGAAGACAACGCCAAAATAAAATCGTTTTGGGGACCACTGCCGGGCGGCCCGGTCATCAGTCCACCAATTTCATGGAGCGGCGGCGGCGAAAGTTTTGAATCGAGCGGCGGCGAATTGGACGTGTTTTCTCTTTACAATTATCCAATGTGGTTCCGCGAAGACAACGCCGGGAATTTATATTCCGAATTTCACTACATCGACAATCCGAGGTTGCCAGGAACGAAATTGTTTGAATTCAGTTTTTCATTTACGTTCGATTGTGGCCAATTCGATTCGATTGATTTTGCAAAAGATGTTCGGATTCGTGTTGGTTCAAACATTAAATTTGGAGAAATTAAGGAAATAAAAGTCGATTTCGTCAAACGTGTGATTTCCGTTTCCGGAATCGTTTAAACAAAAGAAAAATGGCCATACATCGTTTTGATATTTTGGACACGTTACAACCGGACGGTCCAATCAATTACATGAATTGTTGTGAAATTTGCCAAACGGCAACGGTCACATTTCAGAATGTCCACAATTCGGATTTGAATATCACGGATTTTGTAATTGATGACACGGGTTCGGGTTTGAACATTACTTTGATGGCCATCAATGGTTCGCCCGTTTCATTTCCTTTTTTTATTGCAGAAGGCGACACGTTCACAATGGAAATCGAGTTTTGTTGGGACGGCGTCACCGACCCATTGGGACCATGGACGGGCACAATTGAAACGGATGAACATGGAGCGGATTTGGATTGGTCGTTTGAAATGGCGTGTGTTGATTGGTCAACCGTTTGGGTTTTTCCTGGAGTTCCATTTGATTTCACCGATACACCCATTGGAACAACGAATTCACAAAGTATTTCGTTGAACAATCCAACGATTGGACCCGTTCAATTTAATATTGATTATACGGGTTGTGGAACGCCGGACCCTGTTTTGGTAACATCGCCCGTTGTTTTGCCGCCATTGGGTACGGGTTCAATGACTTTGTCATGGTCGCCAACCGATGTTTCGGATTCCATTTCATGTGGCCCGGATTATTGCGGAATTACATTGTCCGCCACCGGTTCCGCAATCGAGGCGCCATGTGAAAGTTGCGTTTGTTGTAAGGATATCGAAATCCAAACCGATGGCGGTTACTTGCAGACACAAAACGGATTTTGTTCCGTTGATGCCATTTACAACACCACATCGTTTTTGGACAAAAAAACGATTGTGTTCAAAATGCAATATCAAAGTCCGATTTTTTCCGGATGGCAATTGCAGTTCAATCCGAATTTGTTCGCGGACAATTGCGCCATTCCGTTTGAATCCGGTCAATTGTTGCCGGCCGGATATCGCATCACATACGCGAGTTCATTGATGCCGGATGGAACCGTTCACGCCATGACGTTGAATGGAACCGGAATCAACGCAATGAATCAACGCAATTATGACGTCAATTTCCGGCCCGTGAACGCGTCAACCGGTGAATTCAATGTGGAGTTGACGTTTTTCATGATTCAGGATTTCGAAAACTTTGTGACCAACATCACATTCGACAATTCGTTCAAATTGCGTCGGAACACGTTGTCCGCCGGAACCAATTATGACAATTCGTTTCCGAGCGTTTACAATTCGCTCAAGATTGCTGAAGGTTCGTTTGTAGTTACCGACCCGACAATTTTGGTTGGCGATTCGCCGTTCCGTTGTGGTTCGGTTGCATGCCCGAACATAACCGGCAGATTTTACAATAAGGGTTTGAACAACGGGCCATCGGAATTCACCAATCCGGTTTTCACGTTGTCCCGAAACGTTGGAAACGTGACCAACTTTTCAACCATTGAAAACACGCGTGTTCAATTTTCAATTCAGGTTCCGGCCATTTACGGCGCCGCGCGTCCGACGGTTGTTTTCCATTTGTTTGATGAAACATTGGTCAACAATTCAGTTGATTTCATGATGTCAACCGATTCGTCGCGATATCGCGTTTTGACATATCCGGGAACGGGCGTTTTGGACAATCATTTGGTTCGACCAGGTATTTTGGGAACGTCCGGTTCAAATTGGTTGTTTTCATTGCATGTCGATACATTGGTCAATCCGTCATCGACCTATCGAATGGCGGCCATCGTTTACGGAAGCGATGGAACCATGGTCAACACATTTTTGTCGGAGCCAATTACCGTGAAAAGAACACCCGACATTGATTGTGATTGTACGATTGATGTTGATTCCGGATGGATTCAATATTTCCAAACAACGTTGTCCAATTGTTTCCGCCCCGTCGGCAAAGAAAGGATTGGCCATAATTTGGCCATAACGCCGGGCGATTTTGAAACATGTTTGACCAATTGGGGAATTGAGTTCACCGACGCGTTCGAATCGTTGTTTTTGGTTCGTTTGAATATTTACAAACGCCGCGAGAATTACCCCGTCGGAGGCAAAACAACGTTTTTCATTTATGAAAGTCACACATCAGTTCGGAACAACGCGTTTCCGGGCGGATTCAATAATGGAGGCGATTTGATTGTGGCCGAAGGGGCCGGAACAATATTGACGTCCATTAACAACCGCCGCGTTCGTTGGGAAAACAATTTGTTTTCGGGCGGCCAAGTTCAAACGGCGCCAACAAACCAATATATGAACCGAACAAACGCCGGACCATTGGGCGGCGTTTACATTGCCGCCACCGCGACAACGGATTCATGGATAAATAATGACGTGTATTTTGAATATATTTTGACGTTCAATTTGACGAATTATTTGGGAACGCCATTTTTTTGGAATATCGTCAAAGCGTTTCCGGTGAACGCCATCGACTTTGAACCAAACAATTCAGGATATGAAATCCGTTTGACCGACGTCACCTTTGAAGGAATGGACCCCGTGACCGGCGTTTGGGTTGCCATCGAACCGCCAATTTGTTTTTCAGATTGGACCGCGATTCGTTTGACATACCAGGCAGAACAGGAAGGCAATTTCATATTTTTCATTGAACCGGAGCCATACGGATTGGCAGTTTTGCAAGAGAATGACGAATTGCCGTCACCCTATCAAATGGCGCAATTGACATCGGACATCGTTATCAGTCAGGACAACGCATTCGACCCGGTTACATTGCAAGCGTCGGTGATTTTGGACCCCTCGAAAATGACCAATGGCAAATATTTATTTTGTGGATACATTAGCAGTCCGGAAGCGCCGGCCATTTGTGAATATTTCTTGTTTCATGCCCGAATCGCCGGTTCGTCGTTGTTTGTTGTATTGACGCCACAAGTTGGCGCCGCCATTACGGGAACAATGAACAACGTGACCGCCGGACGAACATTGGTTTGGCGTTCATCAAATGGTTCAACCGTATGGCCCCAAGTTGGCGAAAACTACGTTTTTGAATATTCATTCAGCGTTCCAACAACGCGAGTTTTGGAATTCAGAATGGGCGAATTGTCAACCGGAGCGCCGTTGACGTTTACATTGCCAATTGGTTCAACATCCGGAGTTGTTCCGTTTGTTTGGGGACCCGACACCAATGGTTTTTGGAATATCGTTTCAGGTTCGACCGGAAGCGATATGACCGGAACATTCACGTTCAAAATTGGAAACGATTTATGTCCGTAAAATAATTACCTTTGAAACATGGAATTGTTTGATTCATACGAATTTTCAAATGTGGTTTGGTGTGACCAAACGGGAATTTGCGAATACCCGGACCCGAATTCACGGATTTTGTGTTTGGAATTGACCAATACATGTGGCCGCGATTGCTCAAGATTGATTCTCGAAAACGGATTGATTTTGTGTGATTGTGGCGATTCATGGAATTGCAATTTATGTCCATCGGACGTTCCATTTTGGATTCCATTTGAAACGGGCGACCGGTTCGATTTCCAATTCCAACAACCCAATGAATTGAACGTCGGATGTGAATCCGGTTGGTTGCCATCCGATTTGGTTGGTCCAACCGATACGGCATTCGCGACGTTTGAAATCCGGGCATGTTGTGACGACCAGGCGTTGGAAATTACCGAAGAAATGTTCGCCGTCATTGCGCCAAACCACTACAATGGTTTTTTCAATTCGACCGATTACGCCGGAAACGTTTCCACACATCCAATCCAAATGATTCAATTCAATTTGACCGCCATCGCCACATATATGGCCGGCGCTGGATTGGATTCGTGTTTTTATTTCCTGTTTACGTTTACCGGAACGCGCGAGTGTTTACCGCTTGCAGAAACAACCGCGACATTTTGTTCGGAGCCATTCAAAATGGTTCCATGTTCCAATGGAGCCAAAACACATTTGGTCGAATCATTTTATCCAAAACAAGATTGTTTCGGAACATATTATGGAACCGATTTCACGCCCGGAAACGGAACACCGTTCCAATACTCGAATCAAATCCGCGTTCCGTCATCATTTGAACGAACCAATTTCACAATCACCAAAGAAACAATTGGCGCCACACTCAAAACAACGGCCGCGCAATATTGCGAAAGTTGGTTGATGCGAACGGCCAATTTGCCCGAAACATTCGTCCGATATTTGGTCAATGTATTGACCGGACGTGACGTGTATGTTGACGGCGTTGAATATCAAATTCAAGGCGACATCGCCAAAAACAATGACACCGGTTCACAATGGTTTTTGGAAATTCCTTTTGAACGTTGTGAATGCGACCAATCTCAAAGTTGCCAATGATTACAATTGAAAACATATCGACCGCGTTGTCCAATGACCAATATCGTCCGAAGAATTATGACCATTGGAACCAGGTTCGGAACACCATGTTCATCCATACGCGCGGAAAAAACCCCGGCGAAATATTGACGGCCCGTCGTCCCAATGAAGACCCGGACGTTCAAAAATATCGTTTGGCCATTTACGAGCCAATCACAAAAGGTTCAATGAACCGGGCGATTGACAAATTGTTCCGAATCTTTCAGAATGCCAACTTTTCAATTTCCGTTTCGGATGAATTGAACACATATTTGAGCGAACACAAATTGGATGGCCAATATTTTTATTCGTACATCCAAAAATTCGTTGTCCGCCGAATGATTGAAGACCCGAACGGTTGGTTGGTTTGGATTCCGGTCGGCGAAGGGTTGACCAATCCGGCCGTCAAAGTGGACGTCGAACCGCTTTTGATTATGTCCGACCAAATCAAAGCGTTGGAACCAGGATTGTTGACATGGAAATCCAACGAGGAATTTTCCGACGTCATGGTCAATGGCAAATTGCAAAAGACCGGCGCCGTTTATTACACATTGACGGATTCGGCGTTTTACAAACACACCCAATTTGGCCAATCGATTGACAAAAAATTCGACACCGTCATGATATACCAACATGACATTGGAATGATTCCGGGTGTGATTTTGGGCGGCGATTTGACGGATGAAAACTTTTTTGATTCATATTTTTCCGCGTTCGTTCCATTTGCCAACGAGGCCATCCGCCAATACAGTGATTGGACGGCAGTCATGACCACATCCGCGTTTCCGTATCGCGAGGAAATCGCCGAAACATGCAACGCGAAAGGTTGTCGCGATGGCGTTGTGTACAATCACGAATCCGAAGAACACGAAACATGTGGAATGTGCAAAGGAACCGGACGTGTGATTTCACGTTCGCCATTCGGCGTTTTTTTGCGCGAAAAATCAAATCCGGCGTTGGGTGTTGATGGCGACGTCAACGGGCCAATGATTCGTTTCATTTCGCCGGATGTGAGCATCATTGAATATTCGGGCCAGGCATGGCAGACCCTACTCAAAAAGGCCGAAGAATCATTGCATTTGAATGTGATTGATGAAAGTCAATCCGGAGTGGCCAAAATGATTGACCGCGAAGATTCGTTTTCGCAGTTGACCAAAATATCCAACAACATATTTGACGAAATCATTTTCAAATCATTGTTGTTCATTGAAAAGTATCGGAACGTGACCGAACCAATGAATCCGGTCATCGTCAAACCGATTTCGTTTTCCATGAAAACCGAAGACGATTTGATTGATGAATTGAACAAGTTGACGGACAAAAACGCGCCAATTGCGTTCCTGGTTGAATCAACCAAAGATTTGGCCCGGAAGCGTTTTTCCGGAAACAAATCCATTTCGCGAATGGTCGAAGTGTTGGTCAGTTACGACCCCATTTATCATTTGAACACAAAGGACAAACAAATGTTGTTGGCCGCCGGCAGTATCAAACGCGACGATTTGATTCGCTCGTTGTTTGCATACAAAACATTGACGTCCATCACCGCCGAATTTGGAACGGAATTTTTGGAAAAACCATTGGGCGAAATATTCGCAGAATTGGACAAACGAATCCAACCAATCATTGATTCATACGTCACGGCCCAATTGATTCAAACCGCGTAAACCAACCACATGGAATTCGATGACAACGTCATTGCCATAATCCGAAAACAGGACCGGACCGTTTCGGCGGCCAATCAATCGTTTTTCGATTCATTGCCGGCCACCGAACAACGCGTGTTCGCGGCGTTGTCCAAACACGTCCAAAAGTTTTCGAGCGATGGCGAACGATTTGTGTTTGATGACGGAAATGTTTTGTTGACCAACCAGGTCGAACGAATCATTTTGGAGGCCATTCAGGGTTCGACATATCCAAAGGACGTGAACGGGTTTTTGCGGAATTTTGAAACGTTGAAACAATACAATTTCGACATCCATCGCGACGTCAATGATTTGTCCCCGGATGAATTGGGCGAATTGATTAATCCAATCCAACGGGCGACGGTTGAACAAACCTTGCAGTCATTGACCGGTTCGGGCGTTTCATCCAATTTCATTGAACCCGTTCGGACGGGCATTTACCAAAATATTGTGGCCGGTTCCACAAAGGCGGATTTGGAGGCATATTTACGGCGCTACATTTTAGGAACGCCGGATGTTGACGGATTGTTTTCACGTTACGTCAAACAAGTGAGCCGGGACGCCCTGAATCAATTCGATGGCCAGGTGAACGCGAAGATTGCGAACGAATTCGGATTGGATGCCTATCGATACGTTGGTTCGTTGATTGAAGATTCACGGCCCCAATGTCGCCGTTGGGTTGCAATGGGTGTGATTCAATCAAAGGATTTGCCGGCGGAAATTGCATGGATGAACGCCAATGGAACCGGAGCGATTCCGGGGACATCGCCCGAAACGTTTTCCATCTACCGGGGCGGATACAATTGTCGCCATTCGGCCATTCCATTCAAATTGACCAAATCGCAACGGGAAAAATTGAACATGCCCGAAGAACAACAAAAGATTGAAAAAAAGGCCACCGAAGCCAACGCCAATTTGGAGGCGCCACCGGCCGCGTCCGATTTCAAAGATTTTTACAATTACAAATCGGATTTGACGCCGGAGCCATTGCGCGACAACCCAAAAATTCCGCAACAAATATTTGATTTGTCAGATAATGGAAAATATGAAAGAAACAATAAACCGGGAGCAAGTGGCGCCTGGTATGATACGGGTGAAAAAACCGTTGTCATTGGAACAGGAGAACGTTGGAAAAATCCAAATAATTTGGCGAAAGTTGTTGTCCATGAATACGGTCATCGCGCACATTTTGAAAAAAAATATTTTTTAAATTATACACATCAAAATTCACCACAACATGAACGTGCGTTTAATACATCGGAATTCATATTTAAGAAACAATTAAAAATTGGATTGAATCAAAATTGGAGGGAAATCAGTGAAAAATATCAAAACCTATTAAAAAATAATTACACGGAAAACGAAATCACGGAATTCATTGGGGCCTATGCGGACACAATCATGGCAATTTCAAAATCAAAATATGGTTGGGGACATTCAAAAACATACATGTCGAACATGGCAAATCGCCGAATGGAATGGTTCGCCCATGCGTCCGAAAATTATTGGATTGGAAACCCTGTTTTCAAATCTGAATTTCCGGAATTACATGACCAAATGTTGGAATATTACCGCGAATTAGTCATCAAACCCAATTTTCCAAAAGAAACATTAAATTTTTAACATGGCCCAAATTTTCAATTTATTGGACAAATACAATCAATTGTTTCCAAACGCCGAAACGCCATTGAACATGATGGTTGCATTTGGCAAAGACCAGGTGATTGAATTCATGAAACAAAGCATTGAAGCCGGTGAACCATTAGAGTTTGAAGACATTGAAAAAAACGATGAAATTGTTTTGGATGGAATGATTGTCCGGATTGGTGACAAAATTGTTTCGTAGTATATTTGACAAAACATTCAGACATGAACAAAATTCGCATTCAAAACGTCAAAACCGGGAAAATTTCCGAGGTGACACAATTCGCATGGAACACGCTCAAGAAAGGCGGCAAATCCAAGTTTTACGAAATATTGAACAAACCGTCGGAGCCGGTGAAATTTAGCGCCCCAACGGTCACCAAACCGGTGATTGAGGAACCAAAGATTGCCGAACCGGAAATTGAAGACAATGACCAGGATGACGCCATTGACGAAATCCAATCGAATGGCGTTGAATCCAAACCCGTGAAAAAAGGCCGCAAACCCAAAAATTGAAATACATGACCAACATTGAAAAGTTTTTGAAAAAAATTGGCGTTCCATCCGACGCAATTACAAAGTTGAACGCCGAAACCGATGACGTCAATATTGACGAAATCGCCGGTGATTTCCAAAACATCCAACGCGACGTTTTGAAAAACAACCCGGATTTCATTTCGTCCATTCGCGGCGAAGTAAAGGGAACCGAATTGTCAAAGATTGAACAAAAAATCAAAAAGACATTCGGGTTGTCGGCCGAAGATGTAAAGGACAAAAAATTCGACGACATCATTTCGGTTGCGTTTGATAAGATGAACAAAACCGCCGGGGCCGGCGCTGAAGAATTGCAAAAACGATTGATTGAATTGACCAACGAGAACAAACACCTGGTTGATGAAATCATTCCGCAAAAGGAAAACGAGGCAAAACAGGCCATCAAAACATTCAAACGCGAATCGTTCATCCAATCTGCCA